TTCCTTGAAACACAGTCGATGGCTGCGAGCCATCGTCATAAGCATCGACCGTCAGCACATTGTTTCGGTTGGTCACAGATAATGGCGCACCGACGAGAGGTTTGCCGAGCGTAGAAAGCTGGTTCATAAGCGTCAAATCCACGCCATAAACACGCACTTGCGCGCTGGTCATAGACACGCCCCCGGCTTTTACAATCGACGCCAGCACGCGATTTCCGGTAAGCTTGACCGTGTTGAACCCGCTGTTTCCAAAGTTTCCGGTGCCGAGCGCGAACGTCACATCAAGATTGCGCTGCACATAGCCGGACATACGGTTTCCTCCGTATTAGAACGCGCTACAGCCCTGCCCTATGCTTGCCGGGTAGTTCATATAGCGGCAAGCATAGGGCAGGGCTGTAGCGTCAAATTTTGTGGGTCAATAGCTAACCGATGAATATCTCGCCTTGTTCCACATACCATAGCTGAAACTGACCGCTTAACCCTGTGTAGCTAGGATCATTTCCCGTGCCATAAGTATCGGTCCAAAAAAAATCACCGATGAAGCCAAGGTAGGCATCGCGCACAATCGCGCGGTGATTACGGCAAAGCACTCCGCCAATAATCAATGTTGTTCCGACATACACATCTATAAACAAACCCACGCTTTTCTGGTATATGTTTAGGATTGTGTTTTGGCCGCCGAGATAAACGGTCAACGTCTGATTGGAAACTGCCTGAACAGGAACGATGAGCGCCATAGAATTATTTACTCACGTAAGGCGTGCCATCAGGATTAGGTAAAGGCGATCCAGATTGATAAGGGACCAGGGAACCGCTCGCATCTTTGACGTAGTAACCGCTTTGAAAAGATTGTGTTTGAAGTCCTGGCGATCCCGCTCCTGCCCAATTTCCGTTCGCATCATAAATAGGGGTTAGCGGTTGACTTCCTGATGATAGCGCCGATGTCTGTTGCGCAGTCGGTTCGCTGGTCTGCACAGTGCCGTCTTGTGCGGGGGGAGCGCCATCAGGCTGTTGCGCGTTGCCTGTCGGATCACTCGCAGTGGGAGCCTGCTGCGCACCGGATAATTGCGAGGTATCTGTGGCTCCTGACTGGTTTGTTGTTTGCGTATTATTATTTGCCGTTGATTGAATTGTAGGGCTAGATGTGCCAGACGACGACGTATACTGGACAGAGGTTGGTTGTCGAATTTCCAAAAGATACACATCGACAATTATCAGCTTGACGCCTTGTTCAGTGCGGCGCCGATAGCTGTAATGCGTAATATTGCAATCCGTATAAACAGCCTCAGGCGTGACAACACTTACAAGCGTAAGCGACGCGGCAGCGTCTGCAACATCATCAAGGAAATCGGCGCGTATCGATTCGTTTGGACTGCTTCCCGTCAAAGCCGCGCCGATTGCGCCTCCTGACAACACAGTGCTGATCAGCGATTGTGCACCTCCGCACGCAAAAGACACACGGATATCGAACGGCAATTCGACTTTGTTGTAGTTCGCAAAAGATCCTTGTTCTATTGGATAATTCGGAGATCGCCAATCCTTGCTATATTCAACAGACAAGACTGTATCTGCAATAAGGACCGGTTGGCCGCTACTAGGATCGAATATTCCCCATTTCGGCCCAGGCGATGACCCCAGTGCTTGAAGAACTGATTGCGCATCAGCAACTACTTTTGTAACTGTGCCGACAACACTATTAATGGTGGAGGCTGCGCGCGCAAGTGCGGGAACACCTGGGACGTTAGGAACGTCAGGAAATTGCGGGACCGGGATATTAGGTAAAGGCATCACGCAAGTCCTAAATTAGCTTGCGGCACGTAGCTGTATTTTGTGATCGCACCGCGTAATCCTTTTGCCACACCATCAGCATCAGTAGCAGAGGTGTGCACAACGATCGTGCCGATACTTGTATTATTCGATGACGTATTCGTTGACGACGACTGTGTAGATTGGTTAGTAATTTGCGGGATAGACGCGGCGGAGGGTCTCGGCAAAGTAGCTAAACCGCTTTGAGCATTGGCGCCGTATTCAAGAAGTTTATCAAACTGTCCCTGAGTTTCTAGTTGCTGTGACCCGCCAGGGAGTGACGGCCACAGATCCCGTAGCGCTGCGGCAATCTGCTCACCGTGACCTCCCTGCGCAACATCTTGCGCGAGATCACGTCCCGTCACCTGAGAATATTTTTGCGATGCGTAATACCAAGCAGCTTTATCCTGGCTTACCGGTGATTTGTCACTCAGTCCTAGTTTTTTTGATACCTCGTCCCAAGTGCTAGGCAAAAACTGATACCGACCAAACGCACCAGATTTAGAATTTACTGCTGTATAGCTGCCGCCGCTTTCTGGCTTTGAGAGTGCGCTTAGAAATGTTGACTGAGACAGTGACATCGAAGCATCAGCGACACGTCGCGCGCCCTGCGGTCCCGCAGGTAGATTATTTTTTTTACGAAATTCTTCAAGATCGGCGTTTTCGTTAGTATTCAAACTACCGACATGAAACCCCTCGTAAATTGATCCAATCGCCACTCCAACAGCAGAGATACGCGCTAGCAAAAGTCCAAGCGTGCCGAGAAAAACTGTTCCTGCGGCGCCCGCAGATGTAAAACCAAGCGCGACCGAGCCCAGCGCGCCGACCATGCCAACAGAAAGCGCGGCCGACAAAGCAACAGTCGCAGCGGTAATGGTAACAAAAGCAGCTTCAGCGATTTTAGGATGTTTTACGAACCACTCAGCAAAATGCGTAAGTTCTTTTAAGATCGATATCAGTGCGGGGCCAAATTCTGTCAGCAGTGTGCGATCTAATGTATTCGAGGTATCTGTTAAATCCTGCCAAGCTTTTTGCAGTTGCTCGGCGGCAGCGGCGTCTTGTTCCGTGATAACGCCGTGCCTGCGCTGCTCAGCCAAAAGCTTTTCGATACCGACGCGGCCTAGTTCTATTAACCGTATAGTGCCCGGATCGAGTCCCATGCTCTGGCCGATAAACATGGCCTGCCGTGGGTCCATTTTATGAAAAGCATCTGCAATCGACAAAAGAAAAGTTGGCAGGTTTTTTAGTTGATCCGCGTTTGTAATACCAAGAAACCGCAGTTGAGGCACTATTGCTGATTTTCCAGTTGTCAGCAGTTCTTCATATGAATTGGTCAAAGACTGTAACGATGTTGCAGTAGCCTCGGAAGATCCACCAACACGCCGCGCGGCGCCTTCCCACGCAGATAGTGTTTCAGTTGATAAATCGAGGCTGTGCGCTAACCTGCCTGTTGCGGCATCCGTCGTAACAGTGTCGCGCACAAAATCCTTAAGGCCGCGCCCCGCCGTAAAAACGGCGTAGAGACCGAGCAGTTCGTTGCGAAGCCTTGAGACAGATTCAACAGAAGACTTATTACTAGCTTCGGTTTCAGTGGCCTGTCGCTTGGCAGCAGCGGCTTCCTGTCGCGCAGCATTTTCAAGATCTTTCGCAGCCTGTTTAGCAGCAGCAATCTTTTGTTTTTCAGCAGCAATAGCTTGCTTAGCCGCATCAGATTGTTCCTTAGCAGCTTGTTTAGCTGCTGCGGTTTCTTGCTGCTTTGCAGTTTTTTGTTCCTGCGCAGCCTGCTTAACTGCATCAGATTTTTCTTTTTCCGCGCGAATTGCTTCCGCCGCAGCTTCTTTTGCTGCCTGCTTAAACGCGACCAAAGCCGATGCGGATTGTTTTTGGCCCGCCTCGAAATTTGACGCGTCTATGCCGAGCGTAATCAGTAGCGAATCAATAATTGTCGGCATCAGCGCTTTTCCTGCTGCTTCATCGCGACGCGCTGGTTATGATTGTTGATAGCGATTATTTCTATGAATTTATACAAGTCTTCCGCCCCGTAGACGGTTTGCAATTCATAGAGTGTCGCAAGCTGGCTGGATACGACTACTCCGATCCCTCTTGAGACGTTGGCGTATTCTGCGAATCTTGTAGTCTCGCCAGCGAGGCCGCCCGCAATTTCGATAGCTCGCCAGCGATTGAAAAACCCAGATGCAATTCCAATACTGCGTCACGCAATAGGATGCGTGTTTTTACTTCCTCAATCTGCGTAGAAAGAACCGGCTCTTTGATACGCAGATTGGGAGAGGCGGGCGGTATCAGCGCGATACATTGGAACATTTCGTCAAGCAAAGGTTTTAGCTCTGCCCAAGGAATGCTTGCAAATGTTTTCAACCCCACAATAACGATGCCAGCCAAGCCGCGCGTCAGAACATCTTCGGGAATATCAAGATTTGATCTTCCAATTGCGCCAAGCGCGCGCTCTGCCCACGCCTCTGCTTGTTCAGCCGACATTTCGGTAATTTCAAACTTCTTGCCGGCATCACGATCGTCATTGTCAATCGTGATTATGCTTGTCTTACGCGCCATGATTATGGGCTCGGCGCCGGTAGCACGGTATTCCAGTGAATGATGAAACGCCTTGGTTGCAGATATGTTTTTGCATCAGGAATGACTGTGTAACCCATCAACACGCCGTTCGTGCAAACCCACGACACGCCGACTGACGGAAACAAGATCGTGCCGCTTGCGGTATAGACTTCCTGGGCCGCTTCCTGCGCAGCCCACCACGTATCGAAATTCGCGATTGAGGGACTATCTGCTTGCAGGAAATACGACTGCTTTTTGATAGTCGGTTTCCAGCCGTAAGACATCTTGCCGTCAACGCCTATGATGACTTCGGCGCTTTCGACAGGCTCCATGCTTGTTACGTCATCAGCAGCGTATCCTTGCAGCGTAAACGGCGTTGTCAACAAACCCGCGACCACGAGCGAGATAGAGCTATTGGCCGTCGTCAGTGTTGGAGTTTGTGCGCTCATGTTATTGAACTTCCGTCGAATTCAGCGCGAGTTTCTGAACACTGTCGCCGTCCATATACCAAAGCGTGGCAGGCGGCGGACCGCGCAAACCACGAACCTGCGCACTTGCGGCTTGGATTTGCAGATACCAGCCTCGCGAGGACAGAACTGTGTCGATCTTGGAGCCTGCCTGCGTATTGACCTCAGCAATTTGTGCGGCAGAAAGCGGGACGTTCGGCGTGATCGAACCGAAATTTACCGCAGCAGTGATCGGCACTGACCACACAGAATAAAGACTAGCGTAACCATCAGCGTTGTAGGGTATCGACTTCGCCGTTGTCAAAAACTCGATTCCCGCAAGCTGCAACGCCGCATTAAGGCTGATCTGATTGACGTAGCTGTCACCCCATACAAAAGGACCAGTAACAGAGCCTGGATACAAAAACTGAAAGCCTTCTGCAGCCGTCGAAGCGGAGCCGTAGCTGTTGTAGCCATTCGCAATCAAATTGTTCTGCACCGTCGCGCTAAACACGCTCGGCGTTAATCCGCTCTGGGATTTGTAAGCAAACGAGGATCGTCCGTTCGTTTCGTTAAAGTTGATGCTGGCAACAAGGCCCATAACAAACGGCGCGTAATAAAGATCACTCGGCTCGTAAATTAAAAATGTTCCCGAAGTGCCGTTTTGGGTCAAAATATAACCAAGCGACGATGTCGCGGTCGTGCTCTGAGTCGGTGTTATGTCCGTATCCCAACATACATACATGAACTGGTCGTTTTGGCTATTATTCCAGGCCGCAAAAGCTTGTTTTTGCGTGCTGGCCACGGA